CACGGAAGAGGAGGGTGGAAACGATGAGTCCGAAATTTGAGAAGGTCAAGGGATACTATGAGGACGGCCTGTGGAACAAGACCATGGTGAAGAACGCCGTGAAGAAGGGCTGGATCACCGCCGCGGAGTACAAGATCATCACCGGAGAGAAGTACACAAAATGAACCAGGCAAGGGCGGTCTGCGACTTCTACCGGATCACCGAGCGCGGCGACGGGCTGGTGGACGTATGGCTGACGCCCGGGGAGATCGTGCCGATCATGGACGACCTGACCGGGCGAGTGGACTACGGGATCCGCGTGCGCGTCGTGCACGGGATCGACCCGGAAGATCCGCAGTGGTGCGGAGACCTGGAGGGCCATATCCGGGAGCATTACGCTGCCTGGCTGGAGAGTGCGGAGGAGACAGAGATCTGACGGAGGTGCGACACATGGAGATCGACGGCGACCGCTGCGTCTGCTGCGGGGAGATCATCCCGGAAGGCCTGCAGGTTTGCCCGGCGTGCTGCGGAGAGTTTGACGGAGGGGAAAAGCGTGAAAAAGGTCAGCGTGGCGGCCTACCTGGATTGGATCGAGGAGATCTACCGGGAGAACCCGGAATACCAGACCGGCGGAGACGGCAGCGGCGGAAAGTGTGACTGCATCGGCATGTGCAGGGGCGCGCTTGAGCGGGCCGGGGCCGAGGGTGTCCGGAATATGCGCGGGACAAATAACGCCGCCCGGAACGGGTCCTTCTTGAACCTGCGGGAGATCCGGAGCGCCGGCGAGCTGCAGCTGGGGGACGTGGTGCTAAAAACCCGGAGCAAGGACGACAAGAGCATGCCGCTGCCGGACAAATACCGGAAGGGCGGCAGCCAGTACAGCGCCAAATGGGGGGAGACGAACTGGACCCACATCGGCACGGTGACCGGGATGCACCCGCTGGAGATCACCCACATGACCAGCCCGCACCCAAAGAAGGACACGAGCCTGAGCGGATGGAGCTGGGCGGCGGAGCTGCCCTGGGTGGAGTACAGCGAAAAGGCGGAGCCGGCAGAGCCGGATCCGGAACAGGAGGACAAGAGCGTGGAGACGGCGGTGGTCTGGTCCGCGAATGGCGGGAACGTGAAGCTGAGGGCCGGAAAGAGCCCAGGGTCCGGCAGCTACCGGCTGTATGATGAGGTCCCGGTGGGCACCAGCGTGGAAGTGCTGGAGCATGGGGACAAGTGGTGCAAGGTCAGCTACGGACGGCGGAAGGGCTGGTACATGATGACCGAGTTCCTGAAGTTCGGCGGCGCGACCGTGGAGCCCGGCGAGGATCCGGAGGCGCCTGCGGCTGCGGATGGTCCGGAGATGCCGGCAGCTGATCCGGAGACCGTGGAAGTCACCCTGACGTTGACCAAGCGGGAGGCGGAGCTGCTGCTGAAGATCGCGGACAGCCTGAGTTGGAAGCTGACGCAGATCACCGGAGGGCTGGGCTGATGCAGGTGCTGCAGATCATTGGACAGGGAGGAGGTGATACCATTGCCAAAAATTGAAGGGCCGACCATTGCCCTGAGCTTTGAGACGGTGCTGCTGGTGGCGGCGGTGATCATCCTCTTTTTTGTCCTGGCATCCACCATCCGCAGCGGGATCGATGCGATCCGCGGGATGAGCGTGCGCGGTCGTGTGAGGAACCTGGAGGACCAGATGAAGACCGTGAACGAAAGGTTGAGAAAAGGAAGCCGGAAGTTCAAAGACCAGTCCGATGACATCGGCCAGCTGCTGATCGTCAACCAGAGCATGCTGATGCACTTCATCACCGGGAACGATCATCAAAAACTTAAGGAAGCGAACGAGAGCCTGGTTGCCTACATGGCGGCCAGAGCAACAAGGGAAAGAGAGGAAGAAGACGAATGAAAAAGTTATTGCTTTGTCTGGTGCTGCTGACTGCCATGCTGTTGACATGTTCTGTGGCTCTGGCGGAAGGCGAGCTGCCCACAGAACCTTTTACCTGGGAGCAGCTGGCCACAATCGCCGGCGCGACGCTGGCCACGCTGCTGGTGGTCCAGCTGCTGAAGCTTCCGATCGACAAGGTCTGGAAGATCCCGACAAGGCTGGTCGCCTACGCGATCGCGCTGGTGGTCATGATCCTGGCCACACATTTCACCGCCGGACTGACACCGCAGAACGCGATCCTGGCAGCCGTCAACGCGGTAATAGTTGCATTAGCTGCCATGGGTTCCTATGAGCTGACTTTTGCGAAGTTTAAAAAGTAATAGGCAGAACCATTTACCAAGAGCCCGGAAAGGCCGGGCTCTTTTCCTTTTCTTTTTATAATAAAAAACCGCAACCTCAAGGGGAGCGGCCAGCGCGGACATTTGGAAGCGACCGAAATTTTTTTTATTTTTCCGCTGCTGAATTGATAACGACGGCAGGCCACCAGGTTCTGACCTATCCCCCGCCCCTCAAAAGGTAAAGCATAAGGGGGACGAACACCGGGAAGGGTCCAAGCGTTTACAGCGCGGATCAAAAAATAAACCAGGGGGGTCTTCGTCGCACCTAACAGTAAATGATATTTTCTAACAGTTTCTAACAGAAAAATAATTTAACTGTTAGGCGGTGCATAAAATAGAAGAAAAAGCGCATTTATTCATCTCTAACAGTTCTAACAACAAATAATACTATAGGTGCCGTATATTTTTAGACCCGGAAGTGCTGACAGTTCGGGACCAAAAGGCCGCGGGTTCGAATCCCGCCACTTCGACATCACCCCGGAAGCGTTAATCTGTAAGGCTTCCGGGGTGTTTTCTTTTTGCCCGTACATGTTGAAAAACCTGTGGAATCGGTGGAAAACTGGGGGAAAAATCGGAACGTAAAAGGCCGGAGCGGTTCTGCGGCAACGGCTCCGGCCTGGGGGAAATGGGGGAAATTATAATAATATAATTACGTTTCTTTTCCCTGGGAAAAAGTGAGCGCGCCCTGGAAGCCTTGAAAATAAAGGCTCTGGGCGCGCTTTTTCTTTTGTCTTCTTCCCTGGTTAACCTGGCAGCTGCTCCCCAGCTGCTGCCGGAGGTGCTTCCGGATCAGCAGCGGGTTCTGCCGGGACGACGAAGCCGGTGGCCAGCAGGAGGCGGTCCATGGTGGCCGCGGCTTCCTGGTCCCGGGCGGGCATGGCGTCCGCATAGGCCCGCAGCGTGACGGAGGGATCAGAGTGCCCCATCCGGACGGAGACGGACTGCAGATCCACCTGGTGCTGCAGGAGCATGCTGGCGTGGACGTGGCGCAGGCCGTGGAAGGTCAGGCCCTGGAAGCCGTGATCGTCCGCGAACTTCCTGAACCATTTGCTGGGGGTATCCTTATTCACGCGGGCGCCGTGCCGGCTATGGACGATCCAGAAGGCGCCCTTCCATTTTTCCGGGAGGTCCTGGGCTTCCATGACATCGTCCCACATGGCGTCGCGGAGGATCCGGACCATGGAGGGCGGCAGCGTGATCACCCGGTCGCCGGCGTCCGTTTTCGGTTCTGAGATGAAGGCGCCGTCCGCGGGGGTATACTTCAGGGAACGGTCCACCGTAATGGTGCCGGCGTCCCAGTCTATGTCCGAATATTTGAGGGCGCCGACCTCACCCAGACGGAGACTGCAGAGCATGGCCAGCAGGACGGCCAGCTTCAGCGGGGCCTCTGCTTCCGTGATAATCAGCTGCAGGAGAGCGATCACTTCCGCCTCCGGAAGGGTCGTCTTTTTCTTCTTGCGCCGCTTCGGGCCCTGCACCCGGTCCGCGGGATTATATTCCAGGAGACCGACGCGCACGGCTGCTGCCAGCATCGTCTTGACACAGCCCAGATAGTTCTGGGCTGTCTTCGCGGAGAGCGGCTTCGCGGCCTGGGCGTCGGTGATCAGCTGCTCCCCTTTCCGGCGGGGGCGCTTCAGCTTATCGTCCGGCAGGCGGGTGCTCTTCCGGGGTTCCTTCCGGAGATTGTACAGCCAATCCGTCAGGCGGGCAGGCGTCAGATCCGTGAGCGGGAGATCGCCCAGCTGCGGGAGTATCCGGGAGTTTAACAAGTAACGATAGTTTGAGACGGTCACCGGGCTGGCATCCTGGCTCAGATGCTTAATTAACCAGGTTTCCGACCACTCGCGCACGGTGGGCGCTTCCGCGGGCCTGCCGGCGAGCCTGTCCTCCAGCTTCCGGAGCTCCCGTTCCGCCGCGCGGCGCTGGGCATTCTCTGACAGCTCCGGATCCATCCGCAGCGGGATCCGGACCCACTGCCACTCCGTGCCGATCTTGACCTGGGTGCCGATGCGCCAGGAGTTCTTCCCCCTATGTTCAACAGTTCCCAAAAGGCCGCGCCTTCTTTCTTTTTGTACGCATGAAAAAAGTGTAGCAGGGTATACCTGTTTTTTTACTGTTAAAGTGTTAGAACGGGGAGCGGACCCGGGGAAAACCTAATAAAATCAATGGCTCCGCTCCGCACAGAAGCCCGCCCTGCAGCTGTTAGAAAAGTGTTAGGGCGGGCTCGTTTTTCTGTTAGGCGTCAAAAATCTTCCGATCCGTTAATCGTTTTTGCCAGGATCTGTGGAACCATGACGGAAGAATAAAGTTCATTCACGGAGCCGAAGACGGTGATGACGTCGCCGGGCTGGAAGGGCGGCTGGTCTTTGTGCAGCCGGAAGTGGACGCACAGCTGTGGAGAGCTGGCGCCGATGGGGGCGAGGGCCTTTTCATCTTCCACCAGCAGGATCAGATTATAGTGATTATTTGCTCCGGCCCAGGTGATGCTGTCGACGGTCCCTTCTATCTCCAGGTAATGGGTGCCGGTGGCCATGCTCTGGGCTGGCGCGTGGTTTTCCAGATACTGCTGGAGCTGGGAAAGCGAGGCGAAGGTCTGAGCGGACGCCGCGGAGCAAATCAGCAGCGCGGCCAGAAGAAGAACAAACAGCTTTTTCATGATTGCCTCCTGTGGTATAATTCCGGCGCACGTGAACAATGGCCGGAACGTTTCAGCGGAAAGGAAAAGAGAATGACCAGGGAAGAGATCATCGAAAGGATCAGGCATCTGGATCGGGATCAGCTGCTACAGCTGCAGCGACTTCTTGACCAGCTTGCAGCCCGGAAAGAAAATCCGCTACCCGAGACAACGCCGGATCCGGCAGAGACTGGATCTGGCTAATGATCGCGCCCTTCAGCCCATCGTCCGAGACGGTGGGCTGTTTTTTTTCTGTATTTGTTGCGCCGATCAGATAATCGATTGTTGTGCCATACAAGGCAGCCATGGCCACCAGGTGCTCGTGGGTGGGTTTTGTTTTGCCGCTTTCCCAATCGCTCATGGAAGGCGGGCGAACGCCCAGGGAGATGGCTGCAGCTTTTTGAGAAAGGCCGGCGCGACGCCTGGCTTCTTTGTATCTGTTCATTGCAGCGCCCCTTTCTGTTTGTGGTTAGCATCATTATATAGGCAGCGCCTAAAATGGACAAGAAAAAGAAAATAGGTAGTGCCTATTGACAAATAGGCTTTGCCTAATTATAATGGAGGTCCAACCGCCAGCCGGGAGGCCAGAGCAGAAGAAGGGGGCTGAAAATTTGAGAAAAGACAAGAATGGCGAAAGCGCGGCAAAAGTTAGGGAATGGCTAATCCAGATCAGAGAGGCAAAGGGCATGACGCAAGGAGCTGTGGCTAATGCGGCCGGGATCGCGCAGCCGTCCTATTTTGAGATCGAAAAAGGGATCAGCACGCCGCGGCCAGAGACCGCGATGAAGATTGGGGCTTTCCTGTGCTTTCCGTGGACCCGGTTTTACGAAGAGGAAGAAGAAAATGAGGAGGGACAGAAAAATGAATTTTAAGAACAAGCGGATGAACGTGGTACGGGAGATGGCGCTGGATGAGGTGATGAAGCTGATCCCGGACGACGAGTTTGTGATCATTTTCGACGATCTGGCCGGGGTGAAGGGCTACCGGGAAGAGGACGCCCTGTTCAACGGACAGGTGATGGACTGGTTCGCGGACATGGCCATGAGGATCACCACGGAATCACACAAGCGGCGGGTGATCGGAATCCAGACCAGGGAGCTGGAGACCGTGGCCGGGCCGGTGATCATGATCGTGACGGAATTTTGAGAAAAGCGACAACGTGGACGCTTTTGCCAGGGACATAAATGCCCCTGGCAAAAGGACCGAAGAGTGGACAGGAGGCAGAAAGATGGAGAGCAAGAAGCTGCGGGACGTGAAGAAGGACGAGTTCTTCCGGCTGAGGGAATCAGAGACCGCGCCGGTCTGGATCAAGACCGGGGGCTGGACGCGGCAGGGCGGAAAGACGAAGTATGAGTGCGACCAGTACGAGGACTGCGGCCGGTCCAACTTCTACAGCGCGGACCGTCTGGTCTATGTTGGCTTTACGTACTGACCAGGACAGGAGGGGTAATAGTGTACAAGGGACTGATCGACAACCTGGCGTTTGTGTACGGGTTCATCTGCAAGGGCCGCGGGAAGGTACCGGAGGAGGGCCTTCGCAGCGTGGCCAACGGGGCGCACAGCCTGGTGAAGTACGCGCCGGCGGTGCTGGGCGGCGAGGATGAGAAGGCCGACGACCGGGCGGATCTGGCACTGGCCGGGGAGATGGACCGGCACATTGAGGAGGCCATGGTGTTCCTGGAGCACCTGGAGATCTGCTGATGGACTTTGAGGTATGGAAAGCTATCCACAAAAACGACACCGGGGGCCAGCTGCTGATGCTGCTGATACAAGAGGCGACGGAGAAGGCCATAACCAGGCGGGCCGCGCAGGAGCATCGTTACAATCCGGTCGCCTACTGGTGCCACATGGAAAACATGCACGAGCAAAAGATGGACTGGCTTGTATGGAAGCTGACCGGGATGCTGGAGCGCAAGGAGGGACAGGAACATGGAACAGAAGTACACGATCAGGGTAGAGAGTCACAATCCGGAGTTTGACGTCAGCGAGTGGCTGGGAGAGGGCATCCAGGCGGACGGGTTCGTCCTGCTGACCACCCGGGACGGAGATCCGGCTGCGGAGTGCATGAACGGGATGAACATCATGGAGCTTGCAAAGTTCTTCTGCACGAATAACGAGGTTTGCTCCGCATTGCAACAGGCGGCGGCAGTCGGCGAAGGGATGCGAAAGGCGAAGAAAATCAAGGCGGATGTGGAGAGGGAGAGCGGAGGACTGGACGCGATCCTCCAGGCCATCGCGAAGAGGAAGAAGCAGGAACTGGACGATTAGAAATGACGGGCGCCGCTGCATTAAGGCGCTGCCGTGACAGGCCATGCAGCATTTGAGAGGACAGGAAAGAAAGGAGGGCCGCGGGATGGATCTGAAGCAGATTCTGGGGATGCTGGATCACGTGAGCGGTCCGAACAGCAGCGGCGAATATACGGCGCGGTGCCCGGCCCACCAGGACCGGACGGCCAGCCTGACGGTGACGGCGAAGGAAAGCCCGCGGGACGGGCGGGAGCGGATCTATTTGTGCTGTCATGCCGGATGTGGGAACGACGCGGTGATGGCCGCCCTGGGGATCACGGCCCGGGACCTGATCGTGAACCCGGATCCGGCCCGGCCCGCTGCAAAAGCGCAGCGCGGGGGCCGATCTGCTGCGAAAGCGCAGCGGAGGGATGAGCCCACGGACGCGGATGCGCCGGCAGAACCCGGGGAGACGGTGGATCCGGAGACCGGGGAGATCATCTCCGGGGTGACGGTCTACACCGTAGGAAACGGAGCCGGGGACGCCAATGGCGGCAAGGGGTCCGGGAAATCCCAGGGAAAGGCCGGAGCCCAGGCGGGGCAAGAGGCCGGGCCGACGCATCAGGAGATCATCGCCGGGCGGGCCCAGGCGACGGCGCGAAGGATGGGCACGGCGGAACCGGACAAGGATCAGCTGAAGCCGGACTGGGAGCATCCGGACGCCGTGTACAGCTACACGGACGAGGATGGGAAGGAGCTCTTCCAGGTGGTGCGGCTGCACTACCTGGACGGGAAGCCCGGGAAGACCTTCCGGCAGCGGCGGTACGATCCGGCGGACCCGAAGGCCAACCGGGCCGGATACGTCAACAGCGTGCCGGCGGAGATGCGCGACAGCACGCTGTACCGGATGCCGCAGGTGATCAAGGCGATCCGCGAGGGGAAGCCGGTCTTTGTCGTCGAGGGCGAGAAGGACGTGGAGACCCTGGAGCGGCTGGGGCATGCGGCCACCTGCAACCCCGGAGGCGCCGGAAAATGGCGGGACGGATACAGCCGGATCCTGGCCGGGGCGGACGTGATCATCCTCCCGGACAACGATGGCCAGGGCAACGAGTACACGGGCCAGAACCACGCCTACGACGTGGCGCTGAAGCTGCGGGGCATCGCGAAGCGGATCCGGCTGGTGGACCTGAAAGAAGCCTGCGCGGAGCTGCCGGAGAAGGGCGACATCAGCGACATGGTGGCGATCCTGGGAGACACGGACGCCATGGACGCGCTGGCCCGGCAGGTGGCGGCCACCAAGGACTTCGACCCGGAGGCGGTGCCCTTCTGGCTGACGCCCATGGAACAGGCGGAGCGGCTGTACGCCGCGGTGAAGGGCTATGGGGTATCCGGCGGGTGCATCGCCCAGGAGAGCGGAAACGAGAGCAAGGCCCTGTGCGACTTTGTGGTAATCCCCCGGATGGAGCTGACAAAGGACGACGGGGTGAACACTTCGCTGAACTTCGTCCTGGACGGGTGGAACCAGCACGGGCGGAAGCTGGGGCGGGTCACGATCAAGGCCAGCGAGCTGGACAACATGAACTGGGTCACGGAGAAATGGGGCTTCGACGCCTCGCTGGCGCCCGGGAGCACCACCAAGGGCAAGGTGGCCTGGGCCATCAAGAAGGTGGGCCAGATGACGGCCAAGCGGGTGACGGAATACAACCACACCGGCTGGCGGAAGATCGGGGGCAAATGGTGCTATCTGTACCACGGCGGGGCCGTCGGGATGGAAGGCGTCACGGTGGACATGGGGGACGCGCTGAAGACCTACCGGCTGGACGGCGGCGGGGTGCCCGGGTTCGACAAGATCACCTTCCAGGAGGCGGCGAAGACCAGCCTGCGGATCAAGGACGTGATGAAGGAGGAGATCGGGATTGCGCTGCTGGGGACGGCGTACCTGGCCCCGCTGCGGGAGTTCCTGGGGGCCACGGATATCACGCCGGCCTTCGCCCTTTTCCTCTACGGGGAGAGCGGAACTCACAAGACGACGGCGGCGGCCTTGGCCATGAGCCACTTTGGAAACTTCCACGCCAAAAATCCTCCGGCATCTTTTAACGACACAGGGAACCAGATCCGGAAGAAGGCCTTCCTGGTGAAGGACGCGCCGATCCTGGTGGACGACTATCACCCGGTGACCAGCGTGCAGGAGAAGCGGCAGATGGCCGCCACGGCGCAGACCCTGAGCCGGGCCTTCGGCGACGGCGTGGACCGGGGCCGGCTGAACGCGGACAGCAGCATCAAGGCGAACACGCCGCCCCGGAGCGTGGCCATTATCACCGGCGAGGACCTGCCGGCCATCGGCGCCAGCGGACTGGCCCGGTATTTCATCTTAGACATCGACAAGGGGGACATCCCGGTGGGAGACGAGCTGACGGAGATGCAGGAGCTGGCCCGGGGCGGGTACCTGCAGAAGGCGATGCGGGGATACATCCTGTGGCTGCTGAAGCAGGCGGACGGCATGCCGGAGCGGCTGCACGATATGTTCCTCAAGTACCGGGAGGATATCCGGAAGGACAGCAGCGGGCAGCACGACCGGGCGCCGGAGACGGTGGCCTGCATCCTGATCGGGTACGGGCTGATGCTGAACTACATGAGGGACCTGGGGCTGTTCGACACGGACACCGCGTGGAAGCTGCTGCAGGAAGCCCGGCGGAAGCTGATGGAAAGCAGCCGGAAGCAGGCCCGGGACATGGAGAGTGAGAAGCCCACGCGGATCTTTCTGGACGCGCTGGGCGAGCTGCTGAACAGTAAGCGGGCGGCGCTGAAGGACCTGAGCCTGGGGCCGGATCAGAAGCAGACCTTCGGGCCCCAGGAGAAGATGATCGGATACATGGACAACGAGTATTACTATCTGTTGCCGAACGTAAGCTTCGGCGAGGTGGCGAAGCTTTGCAGGGAGCAGGGGCAGGAGTTCCCGGTGAGTCTCAAGGCGCTGTATAAGCATCTGCGGACGGACGGGATCCTGAAGGGCATCTCCAAAGAGGAGAACCCGACCCGGCAGAAGTGGATCGACGGGAAGAACATCCGGCTGCTGTGGATCCCGGCCAGCGAGATGCGGGGCGGGCCGAAACCCGGAGCGGAGCAGCAGATGATGGACGTGAGCGGCGAGGAGCTGCCGGAAGAATGGAAGTAAACCGCGGGGGGAAGCGAAAGCCAGGAGCGGACCCCGAGGGAATAAACGACTAAAGGACAGGAGGGAAAGACCATGACGATGCTGGCAAACGAATGGATCAGGATGGAGGACAGGCAGCCGGAGAAGTACGGGAAGTACAAGGTGATGCGGAGACTGCCGAAGGGGTACCAGGAGGACGAGCTGCTCTGGAACGGCAGCAGCTTCGTGACGAACCGCGGAAGCCTGACCAGCGCGGTGGACGCCTGGCAGGAGAACAGCGCGGAGGAGCTGGCCGGAACGCCGGTGGAATCCAGCCGGGAAGTGACGGACCCCCGCCGGCTGGCGATGTATGAAGAGCGGATCCGGCTGTACAAGGAGCAGATCGGCGTCGGGTACATCGGGATCGGCCGGACCTTGAACGAGGCGAAGGCAGCCCAGGTGGTGCCCCACGGACAGTGGGAGACCTGGGTGACGCAGACCACGGGGCTGACGCCCAGGCAGGCGCAGCGCTGCATGAAGGCGGCGACGGAGATCAAGGACGGGAGCGCCCTGGCCCAGCTGGAGATGAGCAAGGCCCTGATGCTTTTGGGAAGCGGGCTGGACATGGATGCCCAGGAGCAGATCGCGGCGAGAGCCGCGGAGGAAGGGGCCACCGTGAAGGCGCTGCGGGAGGAGATCCGGCAGGCGAAGGCCGCCCAGGAAGCCGCAGACGCGGAGAACGCGGAGAGCATCCGGGCGCTGAAGCTGAAGCTGGTCCAGGAGACCGGGGCCAGCACGGAGATCCGGGCGGCGCTGAAGAAGGCGGAAGAGGACCGGGACGCCCTGAAGGGTCAGCTGGAAGCCACGATCAGCGCCTACCAGAAGCGGATGGACGAGGAGGCCGGGAACGCCTACCGGCGGGGCCTGCAGGATAAGGCCGCCGGAATGGAACAGGATATCCGGAAGGAGTTTCAGGGAAAAATTGACTTCCTCAACAGCCAGAAGCGGCAGGCGGAAGAGCGGGTCAAGGATCTGCAGGCGGAGCTGGAGAACAGCCGGAAGGACGGAAGCCAAGCCTGGGACAACGGGTACCGGGCCGGGATGGACCAGGCCGCGGAGATCCGCCGGGAGGTGGATGGAAAGCGGGCCCAGGAGATCGACAACCTGCAGGAGGCTCTGGACGCCAGCGAGAAGGAGCTGGAGGGGATCCGGAGCGAGGCGGAGAGCCTGCGGAGGAACCAGGGCGACCTGCTGGCGGCCGCGGAGGAAGCGGAGAAGCGGGCGGCTGACGCGGAGGCGGAGCTGGAGGCGCTGCGGGCCGCAGGGCCGGAAGGGAAAGAGCCCGCCTGGAAGGTGATCAAGATGGCGGCGGACCGGTTCCGGATGGAGTGCGAGATGCTGCCGATTCTGGACGCGCCCGGAGTGCTTCGGGGCGAGAAGCAGATCCAGCCCTGCCTGGACTGGATGGAGACCTGGCTGCAGGTGATGCGGGACACCCTGGCTGGGGTGGTCCGGAGTGAGGGGGCGGTCCTGTGAGCGAGATCATCAAAGCAGGGGCCGGAGCCACGGAACTGCAGGCGAACGTGGCCCAGCTGGGCCAGTATATCGGCCAGCTGGGGGCGATCATCGGGGCCATGCAGCGGCGGATGGATGAGATGGAGAAGCAGCAGGCCGCGGTGACGATCCGGCACGAGGACGTCAAGCGGCTGCAGGCGCTGATCCGGATGCGGGCGGATGAAGTTTGCGGGAAGTATGAGATCACGGACAGGGACAGCCCGCGGATCTTCCGGGCGGCGATCAAAAAGGATCTGCTGAAGCGCTGCGGGGTGAAGGATCTGCACGACGTGCCGGCGGTCCAGCTGCCCGGCGCGGAGAAGCTGGTGAGCGGGTGGACAAATATCCGGATGGTGATGGACAGGAGGCGCGGTGCATGAATATACAGACGATTGAATATCTCCGGCTGATCGGGCTGACGGAGTGCCTGCTGGGGGTGCTGCTGGTGGTGCTGATCTTCATGGTACAGAAAATGTGGAAACGGATCGAGGACATGAGCGTGATCCTGCTGACGATCATACCGGAGCAGCGGATAAAGGCCAAGCTGGCCGAGCTGGCCCGGAAGGCGGAAGAAGCGCGGAGAGGAGGAGCAGGGCATGAGAAGCGGGCCGATTGACGTGAGGAACCTGAGCAAGCGGGAGATCGACCAGATGGCCAGGGAGCGGGCCGAGCAGCTGGCCCGCCTTCCCATCCGCGGGCCGCTGGTGCCCGCGTATCTGACGGAGGAGGAGAAACGCCGGAAGGCGGAAGAGATTCACCGGGAGATCTTCGGGGACCGGCCGGTGCCGGGGAAAGGGACTGTACCATCGGCAGCGGAGGGCGTGCGGGCCGGGGCGGAAGCCCCGGCTTCCGGCGAAAAAATCGCGAGGTCTTCCGCGGCGGCCCGCGTCCCTGAAGCAGGCCGCGGGCCGACCGGTCCGCAATCCTTTGTCCCTGAAGCCGAGGCCCCCGAACCGGAGGAGACGGAGATCCCGGAGCACCTGAAGAGCAAGCCGAACAAGCGGGAAAACGAATTTATGTTGAATTTAATGGTGTTGCGGAATACGCTGCTTCGGAACGGGCCGGCCTGCCGGGAGCGGGCGAAGCTGGCGGGGAAATGGATCTGGCGGGACATCCGGCTGGCCACCGTGCTGATCGACCGGATCCAGGGGGCGCTGCTGCGGACCATGCCCGCGAGCCGGGAGGAATACTACACGGCCTACGCCCACCACGGGCATTATGAGCTGCACATCGACGGGCCGATCCGGATGCCCCGGCAGGTGCTGATCACGGACAAGCACCTGGGAACGATCTGCGAGGCGGCAATGCTAAGCGAGTGCATCATGTGCATCCGGGAAGGGAACGAGATCGACCACTGCGAGCTGCGGGACGCGCTGCTGGAGACAGCGGCGCCGACGGCGATCCAGCAGGGGGACAGCCCCTTCCGGAAATGCGAGTATAAGGACGCCGCCAGCCAGCTGCTCCACGGGAAGGACGTGACGCTGTGAAGAAGGGAAACTGCAGGAACTGCGGGGCGCCTCCGGACGGGAGCGGGCGGTGCCAATACTGCGGGACGCAGAGCGAGATCATGGTGATGGATGAGGCGCTGGACGGCGCGGACTGCACGCGGAACAGCTACATTGAGATCACCGCGGACAGCATCCGGATCGGCGTGCTGCCGGACATGGAAAGGATGAGTCGAATTGGTAAAAACATACTGCGATAAGTGCGGCGAGCTGATCCCGGCAAAAGAGGTGTACACCGTGCGGACCTTTAATGCGAGGAACGAGATCGGGTTCGCATGTTATGAGCTTTGCTGGGCGTGCTGCCAGAAACTGGCGGAGCTGATCGACCAGGCGGGGAAGTCGGAGCAGGCGGAGCTTGAAAAGCCGGAAGCGAAGAAAGAGCCGGAGGAGCAGGAAGAAGAGGCGGATCCGGATGACGAAAAGAGCGAGGAGCTGATGGACTGGGACTGGGCGAAGAGTCACCTGGACTTTATGATCCACGCGTATGCAGAGATTGGAGCGCCCGGATGGTTCGGGCTGAGCCTGATGAAGCCGCTGAAAAGGCGATACGAGGCCGGAGAACGGACCCGGGAACTGTACGACGAGATCATGAGACTGGAATAAATGGAGGGGAGACTATGAACCACTACATCATCATCGGAAACCTGGTGCGGGATCCGGAGACGGGGGCCACGGAGAGCGGGATCAACTGGTGCCGGTTTACGGTGGCCGCCCGGAAGAAGCGGCCGAAGGAAGGGCAGCCGGACGCGGAGTTTGTGCGGGTGACGGCCTGGCGGGGGCTGGGCGATACCTGCGCGAAGTACCTGCGGAAGGGACGGAAGGTCTGCGTGATCGGCGAGCCGGTGGCCCATGCCTGGATCGGGAACGATGGGGCCGCGAAGGGTCAGATCGAGATGAACGCGGACGAGGTGGAGTTCCTGAGCAGCGGGCAGGGCGGCGCCCAGGGCGAGCCCACGGACGCGGACGCGCCTCCGGAGCGCGGGGCGGCTACGGCATCGGCTCCGGCGGTGGATCCGGAGACAGGGATGACCCAGGTGGAGGATCCGGAGGATCTGCCGTTCTGAGAGAGGAGATGGAAGAAAGATGGGGCTCAAGGTGAAGGATCTGGTGGGAGCCATTAACGGGGCCGGGCGGACCGCTTCCGACCTGCGGCGGATATGGAAGGATGCCAGCGAGAACGGAGAGGAAAACGTGACCATCTCCGCGGAAGTGATCGGGGACTGGTGCCGGAAGGTGACAGCCCTGGTGATGATGATCCAGGGATTCGACATTGGCGAATAACGGGAGCATGGGGGAGGCCTGAAGATGAAAGCGATCATAATCCTGAAGAGGTGCCGGGCGGCCAGGAATGACATTGAGCGGCTGCAGCAGCGGATCGACCAGTGGCAGGACGTGCTGACCAGCCTGAGCGCGCCGCAGGCCGACCCGAACGGAGGCAGCCGCGGGAGCGGAGACAAGGATAAGACGGGCAGGATCTACGCGGAGATCGACGCGCTGGAGCGGGAGAAAACCGCGCGGCAGGAGCGGGCCGAGGTGGAGAAGATGGCCACCCGGGCGCTGATGGACATGGTGCCGGACCTGGAGGGAAAGATTCTGTTCGACTACTACGCCCGGGGCTGGGACACGCCGAAGATCGCCCGGGAGGAGAAGTACACTGCGGGATACGTCCGGAAAACGAAGCGGGCCGCGGAGCAGCTGCTGGACATGCTGGACCCGGTCCGGGTGGACAGCACGCTGCCGGCGTGGTATCTGAGAGAGAAGGGAGGGACGGGAAAATGAGGCTGAAACCGACAGCCGGAAGGAACATCGAGCAAGAGCGGGCCCAGAGCCCGGACTGCTGCACCTGCGCGGCGCGGCGGACCTGCGAGAAGTTCCAGGAGGGAAGCTTCTGCACAAGATGGCGGAGCAACGACCCGGAGAAGCAGGGCGTCGATCCGAACGAGGCGTGGATGCGGGGCGACGAGGTGGACTTTTAAGGGAAAAGGAAAAAGGGCGGAACCTGGGCAGGGGCTCCGCCCTTTTTGTGCTTTTGGCGGGCATATAATAAGAAGGAGTATACACGGAGGAGCGCGGATGGAACACGAGGGAACCTGAGGGAACGTGTGGTCACGTGCGGGAACCTGTGGGAACCTGTGGGAACGTGCGGGAACCTGTGGGAACGTGCTGGGCGCATGTTCCCTACATGTAGAACCCTTGAAGGAACGCGGGGCCCATGGTAAAGTTCATGCTGTCAAAGTGAGGCGAACGGAGGACGGATCGCCGGCCGGGTGACATTACCCCCACCCAGGACCGAGCGGCCGCCGCGGGCGCCTTTTTCTTTTGGCCCGGCGCACCGACCTGTCCCGGCGCGCCGGATCCCGGAGGGAACGCCGGAAGGGCGCAAGCGCGAGATCATGCACACACCGTCCCGCCCGGACCGGCACCCGCGGGAAAAGCCCGGGGAGCGAAGACGGGAGGACGGCGCATAGCACCGCGCCGGCATCCGTGACGGACTTTGCCACGATCCTGGCCAGGCGGAGCGATACCGGGGTACGGACCGTGGCGGGGCCGCCCCGGGGTCGTTTTTTGACGGAGGCGGACAGGATGAAGGACTACAAGGAAAGCGATCCCTTTTATCACTCTAAGGAGTGGAAGAGGATCCGGATGGACGCGCTGCAGCGGGACGGCGGGATGTGCCAGGACTGCATGGACAAGTTCCGGGCCGGGATCATCCGGAAGCCACGGCGGGCCGTGATGGTGCACCACATCATCCCCCGGAGCGAGCGGCCGGACCTGGAGCTGGTGATGGACAACCTGCGGAGCCTCTGCGCTAAATGCCACGAGCAGCACCATCCGGAGAAGCGGAGCAAGGCCAAGCGGAAGACGACGGAGCGGCAGGGGGCGCACAGCATGCGGGTAATTAAGGTTTAAGGCCTCCCCTACCCTACCCCGCGGAAAAACTGGAGGACAGGACAGGATGAACACGGGACTGAAGAAGGAGCACTGGCAGCGGATCACGGATCCGGACGCCCGGCGAATGTACGGGCGCCTGTGCGAGGCCTGCGAGAAGCGGGCCGGGGGGATCACGGACGCGGACCAGATGATCGTGGCGGACATCGCCTACGCGGAGCAGATCAAAGGGATCCTGCAGGCGGACATCGCGGAGCGCGGGATCGGGAAAGAGGTCCGGAACGGGCGGCAGGTCTATTGGCAGGACAACAAAAGCCTGGCGCACCTGCGGGCCTACAGCGAGAGCCAGCGGAAGCTGCTGAACGAGCTGCGGCTGACGCCGGCCGGACGGAAGGCGGCCTCCGTCGATCTGGACGACGACTTTGACAGCTTCCCCGACTAATGCCCCGCGGACTGCCGGCGCGGGGACGCCCAGGGGCCTGACGGCCCGCGGGCGGGCAAATACCCGGCGGACATCCGGAAGCGCTGAGAGGGCCAAAAAACGGCCGCAAAATGCAAGGGCCCAGGAGAGCGAGAGCACCGCGGTGGCACGGGCGATCGGATACGCCCGGGACGTGACCGCGGGGCGGATCCGGATGGGCGAAAAGGTGACGAAAGCCTGCCAGCGGTTCCTGGATGACCTGGCGAGGGCCGGGCAGGATCCGGCGCGGCCGGAGATGCGGGACGGGAGCTGGCCCTGGGTCTTTGACGAGCACAAGGCCAGCCGGCCGGTGGACTTTATCGAAAAGTTCCTGAGGCCCACCAAGGGCGACTACGACCGGATGACCCTGATGGGGTGGCAGTGCTTTATCGAGTGCAACCTTTACGGATGGGTGCACCGGGAGACGGGGCTCCGGAGATTCCGGGAAGGTTTGATCATTGTCGGATCCGGCAACGGCAAGAGCACCATGGTGGCCGGGAACGCGACCTTCGCCGCCTGCAAGGACGGCGAGCGGGGCGCGGACGTCTACCTGCTGGCCAACAGTAAAGACCAGGCGGGCATCGTGTTTGAGGAGTGCAAGGGGCAGATCGACAACTCCCCTGCCCTGGCGTCCAGATTCCGGACGCTGCGGGACGGCGTCTACTACGACAAGATGAACGCCAGGATCCGGCACCGGAGCAGCGACAGCAAACGGCTGGACGGGTTGAACCCGCACCTGGCGATCTTTGACGAGATCCACGAGTACCGGGACTTCAAGCTGATCAACATCATCGCCCGGAAGACCATCAAGCGGACGCAGCCGCTGATCCTTTACATCACGACCATGGGCAACGTGATCGACGGGCCTCTCGCCTACTATTACGACCAGTTCACGGACGCCATGAACGGGACCCTGAAGGCGGACGTGGCGGACCGGATGTTCGCGTACATCGCGGAGCTGGACGCCACGGACGACATCGAGGACACCCGGAACTGGATCAAGGCGAACCCGGGCCTGGGGTACACGCTGCACCTGGAAGAGCTGAAGGAGAAGTGGGAGCGGAACAAGCTGATCCCCAGCGAGCGGGCGGACTTCATCTGCAAGCAGCTGAACATCATGGTGAACGCGGACGACATGGCCTTCGTGCAGCCGGAGGTGATCCGGCGGAACCGGGAGACCATTGATCCGGAGAGCCTGCTGGGGCGGAGATGCTACGGGGGGTTCGACCTTTCCAACCGGGAGGACTTCACGGCGGCGGCCCTGGAGTTCCCGCTGGACGGGGGGAAGAGCTTCGTACTGCTCCACAGCTGGGTCCCGCAGCGGAAGGTGGATCTGGACCAGGAGAAGATCGACTACTACGGGCTGGCCCTGCAGGGGTACCTGACGATTGTGCCGGGGGAATACGTGCAGCAGGAGGACGTCTACCGCTGGTTCGCGGAGCAGAGCTGGCTGTATGAGATCGTGACGATCGGATACGACCCGGCCAACGCCACCCGGCTCCGGCAGATGCTGGAGGTGGGCGGAAAGATCGACGGGAAGAGCGTGCAGGCTTTCGACTGCCAGGTGGTGCGCCAGGGACCGATCACGCTGAACGACCCCATGAAGGACATCAAAGAGATGTTGCTGGCGGGGCAGGTGGTCAGCAACCAGGATCCGATGCTGACCTGGTACACCGACAACGTGCGGATATCCGGGGAGCGCCGGCACCTGGACAAGGAGAACTGGATGCCGATGAAAAGGAACAAGTTCCGGAAGATCGACGGCTTCATGGCATGGCTGGACGCGCACTGCGTGAGGATGCAGAAGCAGCCGGCGGGGACGGACTACATCGCGCCGGCCATCCGCGTGGTGGAGCTGGGAAAACGGAGACGATGAGGAAGCGCGCATGGGCGCGCGGGCCTGCAGCATCCTGAGGGATGCGGCGGGCTTTTTATTTGGAGGTGAGAGGATGAAGAACCCCTTCAGGAGAGCCAAGGCGCAGGCGCGGGACAAGCCCAGCGTCCGGACCACGCGGAGCCTGCGGACGCTGAATCGGCCGCGGGCGGACGCCACCATCCAGGGCAACGAGGCCATCTACGCCGCGGTATCGAGGATCAGCAATACCATCGCGGCGATGCCGATCCACTACTACAAGGGATACGAGATCCAGCGGGACCACCCGATGGAGCGGCTGATCAACCTGGAGCCCCACCCGAACTTCACGGCTTTTGGGTGGCGGCAGACCATGGAGGTCATGCGGAACACCGAGGGCAACGCCTACGCGCTGAAGATCCTGGACAACTTCGGCCAGACCGTGCGGCTCGACATCCTGAACCCCCTGAAGGTGACGCCCCAGGTGGACCCGGAGGACGGGAGCATCTGGTACGCCATCACGATGGACGACGGGAAGCAGGCGCTGGCGCCGGGCTTCCTGGTGATCAACCTGCGGCACATGAGCGCCAACGGGATCAAGGGGATCCGGCCCATCGACGTGCTGCGGAAGAGCCTGGACTACGACACCCAGGTCAAGGCCATGAGCCTGGACCAGCTGGACGGCGTGAACCACGGGGTGGCGCTGACCATCCCCTCCGTGGGCCTGAGCCAGGAGCAGAAGGACGAAGCCGTGGAGCGCTTCCTGGAAACCTACGAGAAGAGCGGGCGGAGCGTGGTCATCCTGGAAGGCGGAATGACCGCTACCAACTTTTCCAGCAGCCCGGTGGACGCCCAGCTGCTGGATGTGGAGCGGATCACGAGGAACCGGGTGGCCACGGTGTACAACCTGCCCCCGCACCTGCTGGGCGACTATACAGACACCAGCTTCGGCACGGCTGAGCAGCAGATGATGGAATACCTGCAGCTGACGATCACGCCGATCGTGGAGCAGTGGGAGGAGGAGCTGAACCGGAAGCTGATCACGCCGGAGGACTACGCGGCGGGCTACCGGTTCCGCTTTGACGTCAACACGCTGACCCGGACGGACGTGAAGACCACCGCCGAGCGGAACCAGATGGCCATCCGCGGCGGATGGCGGAAGCCGAACGAGGTGCGGGCGGAGCTGGGACTGCCGCCGGATCCGGTGGGTGACCTGCTGATGAGCAGCCGGGACCTGATCCCGCTGCGGATCGCGGTGGAGCATCCGGAGCAGCTGCTGGGCAGCCAGGCGGCGCCGGCAGAGCCCGCGGGCGAATCTGAG